AGTTGACAGCGAAAACGCCCTTGACGAAAAGTGGTTGCTTGATCTAGGTGTTAATACAAGTGAAGATAAACTTCTAAAACTTAACATGGCTATGATTGACGACGTGGCAAAAACCATTAGTGAATTCATGAAAGAATACAAAACCATGCCCGAAGATTCGCGTCCTAAGGTATTATTTGTAATTGATTCATTGGGTATGTTGTTGACTCCTACAGACGTTAATCAGTTCGAAGCAGGCGAGATGAAAGGTGACATGGGTCGTAAGCCTAAGGCACTTACTTCATTGGTTCGTAACTGTGTAAACATGTTTGGCTCGTGGAATGTAGGTATGGTTTGTACAAATCACACATACGCTAGCCAGGATATGTTTGATCCAGATGATAAGATTAGTGGCGGGCAAGGATTTGTCTATGCAAGTTCTATTGTAGTTGCTATGAAGAAACTCAAACTGAAAACTGACGCTGATGGTAATAAGACTACAACTGTTAACGGTATTCGTGCAGCTTGTAAGATTATGAAAACACGTTATGCAAAGCCGTTCGAGTCAGTGCAAGTAGAAATTCCGTATACAACTGGCATGAGTCCCTACAGCGGATTGGTTGATTTGTTCGAAGCTAAAAATATGTTGAAGAAAGAAGGCAACAGTCTTGTTTACACAACAGTCGATGGTGAAATAATCAAACAATTCCGTAAGGCTTGGGAAAAGAACGAAAAAGACGGGCTAACCATTATGATGGAAGATATTTCCAAGAATGGAGAAAAAGCCTTAGATCCAATAGCACTTGAAGACAATGAGGAAGCATAATGGAAGAGCAACTAATCTTTGAAATTTGGGACACATTTAGAGATCACATTCCTGAAAAGGGCCGTGAATTTGCAGCGTCACAATTTGTTGATTTTTTAGTTAACAAAGATGTCGAAGCTGACACATTAGAAGGACTATTAGGGTATGATCCACATCTTGACGATGCTATCGAATTAGTAATGAAAGAATTTAATGAAGAAGAAGATGACAGCTTTATTGAAGACGATGATTTCTACGAAGATGAGGATTAATTATGGGATGGTATTCTAAAGTTAGTAAGGACATTGCTCACTTACCTGACTGCATAGAATACTTTTATAAAGAAATAGATAGTGCAAGGGCCGAAGTTAAGATCTACGGAAAAGTAGAGAAAGCTTCGGCTTCTTTACCTGGAATTGTTGAACAAAGGTTTAACCAATTGCAGGAAATTGAAGCAGTATTAGAATATTTGAACATTGAGTTGCGCCGTATTCGAAGCAAAGCCTTTAAGAAATATCTAGAGAATTATCAAAGAGCACTAAGCAGTCGAGATGTTGAAAAATACGTCGATGGTGAAGCAGATGTTGTTGATATGGAAAAAATTATCAACGAATTTGCCATGCTGAGAAATCAATGGCTGGGCATTATCAAGGCACTGGATATCAAACAGTGGCAACTTAGCAATATTATCAAACTCCGCGCTGCCGGATTGGACGATATTTCCCTCTAACTAAAAAAGGACTTGCGTCCTTTTTTGTTTTCCTGTATAATGTTAGTATGAGTATTGAAGACCTAATTATTCTCCTTGCAATGAAGACCCAAATGAATCCCTATGATTCAAAAATGGTTTGGAGCTTCCATGATCAAATTTCTAGAGGTCTTGGATTCACTGAAAAACAGGCAATTCTTGCAGTTCGAATACTGCAAAGACAAAAAGAAAAATTAACGCAGATACTTGGACAAGATATCACAAATTTTCTGGAAAATCCCACATATAGAGTACCCCGTAGAACTATCAATTCTAACAAACGAATCTCTGTGATTGCTCATAGTGAATACACTAAGGCAATCAAAGTGGAATTTCCTTATAATGAAACCATCTTGGAGAGAATTAGAAAAGAGCGTCCTAATTTGATACACGCGGAATGGGATAAAGATGAAAAAGCATGGATTTTTGCACTGAACGAACGTAGCATACAATTCCTGATCTCGTTTGTTGAGAAGGACGAGTTCACTGCTGACGAAGAATTTGTTAATTACATTGAGCAAATACTGGCTATTCAAGAAAATCTTGAAAATTTTGTACCTATGGTCAGTTATACCGAAAAAATGCCAAAATTTATCAATGTAAGCCATCGTGTGCCTCAACCTGAAACCACAGATTTGTTGGACTCGCTATTTTTAGCAAGAAAAGTCGGTATACATACATGGGATGATAGTGTCAGTGAGTACCTGGCTGAAAATAATATTGAACAATCTGTAATAGATTTCCTAAATGAAAATCCAGGGGTGAATTTTACCGTAAATTTGGAAGAATCTACAATTTACGACATTTCTCGTATTGTTAAAAATCTGTCTCCTTGCATGTTTATCATACCGGGCGGCCTGGAGATGGAAAAAATTACAAAAAGTTATGAATTTTTAAAATCACTTGATATCACTCCTGAAGAAATGAGTGTGATGTTTAGACTACCTAAAGAAACTGGTGAAAAATTCAATAAATTTATCAAAGACGAGCAACTAAACAATCCCATCACTGAAAAAACTCGTGCAGTGTTTATCAGCGGCAAGGTACCGAAGACAGTTATCGAATCAAAAATTAAATTCAATTGTGTTGTAAACTTCAGCCTACATAGTGTACACTATACAATACGAGAATTTGTGAAAAATCACCATAATGTGATTCACATACTGGACAAAAAACCACAAAGGAATTTTAACTTTGCCATACTGTAAAATAATAATAAAAGACGAGGTCAATGTTAAGATAGAAAATTTAGACCTCGACGCACGAAAGGCTCTGGTCAAGAAATTCAAGTACGAAGACCCCACAGCTAGGTATCGTCCAGCCTATAAATTAGGTCGTTGGGACGGCAGTGTTAGTTTTTTCGGATTAGGTGGAACTACCTATCTATCAATGCTACCACAGGTGTTAACATATCTTGAGAGTAAAAATTACAACATTGATCTTGAAGATAATCGCAAGCCCATTGCCCTAGATTTTCCTGAAATTTTTGAAGATTTTTGGGGTGATCAGACATGGCCCGAAGGTCATCGATTTGCAGGCAAACCTATTAGACTGCGTGACGATCAAGTTGAAGCAGTCAATATGTTTCTTAAAAATCCACAGTGTATTCAAGAAATTGCAACTGGTTTTGGCAAGACAATAACCACCGCAACTTTATCGAAAATTGTGGAAAAATATGGTCGTACAATAACCATTGTTCCTAACAAAAGTCTTGTGGAACAAACAGAGGAAGACTTCATTAACTGTAAATTAGATGTAGGTGTTTACTACGGTGACAGAAAAGATCTGAACAAAACGCATACTATTTGCACCTGGCAAAGTTTGAATATTTTAGACAAAAAATCCAAAGATACCACTGATGAAGAAGTGTTAACTTTAGCAGAATTACTCGAAGGAGTTGCTACAGTTATGGTTGATGAAGTACACATGGCCAAGGCGGAAGTGTTGAAAAACTTGCTAACCCGAAATCTTGCCAACGCACCAATACGCTGGGGCTTAACTGGTACTGTACCTAAAGCAGACCACGAATTTCAAAGTTTACGTGCAAGTCTAGGTGAAGTAGTACATCAAGTTCGTGCTCACGAATTACAGGAAAAAGGTGTACTAAGTGATTGCCACGTAAACATTATTCAAACGGCAGAGTGGAAAGAATTTAGCGGATATCCTGAGGAGTTAAAATTCCTAGTAACCGATAATGATAGGATGAGTTACATATCTACGCTAATTAAAGAGATTGCAAACACTGGCAACACCCTTGTGTTAGTTGATAGAATCGAGTGCGGAGAATTCCTACAAACTCATCTTAGTGGCTTATTCAATGTTTTGAAAGAAGAACCGGATGTTGCTTTTATATCTGGTAGAGTAAAAACCAAAGATAGAAAGACTGAATATGACGAAGTTAAAACTGCTACTAACAAGATTATTGTGGCGACTTACGGTGTGGCCGCTGTTGGTATTAATATCCCTAGGATTTTTAATCTGGTTATGTTGGAGTCCGGAAAGAGCTTTACTCGCGTTATACAATCAATTGGGCGAGGCATTAGAAAAGCAGACGACAAAGACTTCGTACAAATCTGGGATATTACAGCGTCAACGAAGTATGCAAAGAGACACCTTACTGAACGAAAAAAGTTCTATAAGGATGCGAAATATCCATTCGAAATTCAAAAAGTGAAATATAACAAATAATGCAAATCTTAACCTTAGAAAACAAAACATTTTATCTCAACGAATTACCTGAAGAAGTAGACGATGATCTACGATTTTCAGTATTAGATAATAGTGATAATCAAAATCCTGATTACTTTTTTATCCCACTAATTTTTCTTGAAAGTTTTACTGGTCCTGCAGCAGTTCTTAAAATAGGTCAGGATGAAATTACTATGCCACTTGATTGGTGTACAATTGTCGGAGATCCAGAAGGACCAGATATGGAAGTATTGCCATTAACAAGTCTAAATGATAGAGGATTCAAAACATATTGTTTTAATCCACTTAGTAGCTTTAGGCCAGAATTTCATGAAATTGATATTATTGATGTTTATCAAGATGTTAAATGGTATTTTCCTAAAATGAGGGCTGGGCAACTTTTAACCACACCATTACATGCAGGCGAAAAACCTTTATGCGCCTATTTTGTTAAAGAAGTTTCTAGACAAAGTGAGATTGTAGATTACACAAGATGTTGGTAAGATGTCACTAATTTTTGAAAGTCCGGATAAGGGTAAAACTGTTTATGCTAGAAATGCAGGTTCTACTGAAAAAATGCGGATAGACAGTTCCGGCAATGTAGGAATCGGAACAGGATCACCTAGGGCATCATTGCATGACGAAATAATGGAAAGTAAATTGTGGGGTGATATTCATCGTGCTGCCAAGTCCGATACTGCTTTACAAGCCGCCCTGGACCGTGTTAAAATAACATACTACCTTACAGAAGATTACGAAAAAAGATATGGCAACCGCAAAACTTGATATTAAGCGTGAACTAAATGCAGTAGACAGTCGCAACTATGACTTTTACGAAAACCTCACCGACGAGGAAAAGAAAGCATTCAGTCCTTACATCTTAATGAGGTATACTGCTAATGTGCAAGGTGATCAATCATTGCAAGAATGGTTCCTAGAAAGGACTAACGAGTATGTTAATAAAAATCATTGGGAATTAAGTAAGAATCATAGACCCTTGTTGTGGAAATTATTTGCAGCAACTGGTATTGGTTCTAACATGTATCATCCTTATCTTGCCGCAGGTAAAAAGGGCAAAGCAAATAAGATTGAAAAACTGTTAGCTGAAATTTATCCTGCATGGAAGCTAGATGACATTAAGACGTTAGCTAGCATGATGACTAAGAAAGACATCGACGAACTGTTTGACAAAATGGGTTTTGACAAGAAGCAACGAAAAGATTACGAATGATAGCATTGGCAGATCAACCTTTTAATTGTGTACATTGCGGTAAGAGTTTTATGAAAGAAAAGACTCTAGTAGCGCACATGTGTGAACAAAAAAGGCGTGCTCTGCAGAAAGATGAGAAGCGTGTTCAAGCAGGTTATATGGCCTATGTTCGTTTTTATCAACTTACACAAAATGATAAAAAAGGCAAGACCTATGAACATTTTTGTACCAGTGCTTACTATAATGCCTTTGTAAAGTTTGGCAGTTTTGTCAATAACGTCAATCCTATCTATCCTCAAAAGTTCATTGACTATGTGATTAAAAGTGGTGTCAAATTAGACCACTGGTGCAGGGATGAACTGTATGAACAGTACCTATTTGACATGCTCAAAGTAGAACCAGTCGAAGCAGCAGTGCAGAGAACATTGCAAACAATGATGGATTGGGGAGACGAGCATAGTGCAAATTTTGCACAATACTTTGATTATGTCAGTTTGAACAAAGCAG